TGGAACAGAATAGTTGAGTCCGCTAAAGCTAGGAATAAACTCAAGGAGAAAAGCTAATGGAATGGTTAAAGAATAACCCCTTGGTAGTTATAACAGACCCTGACTATTGGGATTGCAACTGTTATGAAAACTATATTCATAAAAAATCAATAACTCTATCTTGTCCTATATGCAAAATGACTGAGGATGAATGTTCCGATTCAAGACCTAACGAAATAAAACTTTATTACAAAGACTATAAGGAGAAAAGCTAATGATTGATATAGATAAAGTAAAACAGACTTGGGCAGAAGGAGAGGCAGAGTCAACTTTTGAAGATTTGGATAATGTATACGGACATTTAATAGCGTACTTTAAATCTCAAATAGAAGATATGAATAAAGAAGAATTTATAGAATATCTCAAATACGAGCTTGGTTATGACGAAGATATGATAAGTGATATGTTTTCGGAGTCAGAATTTGTAAATAAAATGTATGCGGAGTCAGAATAATGAGTAATGTTGACTGGATAACAGAAAAACAACTTAAACAGGGAAGAGTACAAGCAGAAAAAATATATAAAGAGTTTTTAGAAGACACTTACCCTAGCGGTGAACAAACTTGGGATGAAATAGAAATAGATGGACAATATTTTGATATTGAGTGTTGGGATGATGATATGGAAAACCCAAGAACTAAAACAACTTGTGCTATATATGCTGTATACCCAACAGACAATGGATGGCGAGAATGTGATGGTACTAAATTCATTCGTTTATTTACAAACGGGGAGAAAAGCTAATGAATAAAATAATGGAAATAACAAAATATAAAATAAGGTATCGAGATACTATGACAACGTATCTTCTTGATGAGACTTTTAATACACAAGAAGAAGCCGAAGATTTTATCGACTTAAATCTAGGCGAAGGCAGTCTTTATGAGGTGGAGAAAAGCTAATGAATAGGTTAGATATAGTAAAAGCTTGGAATGAAGCAGAAGAGTTGTCATGCTCTTTGAATGAACTAAATGATGATGAGATTATTGAATGTAAGCAATCTCTATTAGATAGAGTGAATATAATTATGAGTTGTCTTAATAAGTACGTGTCTGAAAAAGACTTACAAGATATAACCTAATGACTCCCGACTACTTACTTTCTATGGCCTTAGTATCCGACTTGTTCTCAATCGTAATACCTGTCTTAGATCCTAGTAAGTCCTGGAGTCTACGCTCAACCTCTTCCCGACTCATCTGATCTATCTTGCCGTGCAATACTTCCCGACGATCAACGATAAGTCCCCCGACTTTAAGCAACAGTCCTTGAGCTTGTATAGCCGCGTTAAATGCACCCCGACCCCAAGCATCATCTCGTAGCTTATACAAGTCCTCGACTGCTCGTTCATGCGTTAGCTCAAACTTTTTCTTAGCCTCCGACATCAATCGTTCATACTCCCGACGTACGTGCGAATACTTATTGCCTTCTCGCATATACCTACCGATAACGACAGGATTCTTATATCCCGCCTTCTTAGCGGCCTCTGCAAACGATAATTGAGGATCGTTGACTGCGTTCCAGACTAACAATCGTTGTCTCTTCGTCAGTTGCTTCTCATTCGGGTCCATGTACTCAAAAGGCATATCTTCGACATCCTCTTCTAAGGTTTTATCTATAGTAACACTTTGTCTTATTCTTAAATCTTTTGCAGGCATATTACTCTTGCTCCTGGAAATTCTTTGCATATCTTAACAACGAGTTCCGATTCTAACAAATCGACGTATTCTGGCTCTAAGTTCTCTCTGATATGTGATTTTAGTTTTGTCATACTTAATTTAGTTTTGTCAGAGTTTTGTCACACTTATCCTGACAAAACTATAAATCCTCCGAAACCCTGTATTTATAAGGTATATTTATTTTCTAATATATATATTACTACTATATATAGTACTTTTGTCATACTTTCTCTTACCCTCCCTTTACATTCTCTACATTTTGTATCCACACTTTTAGACAAAGCCCCATACCCTGACAAAACTGACAAAACGCCTAAAGTGCCTGACAGCTACGTTTCAAGGCCAATAGTTTTGTCACGCTAATCGTCATCTCTGACAAAACCCGTTATTTCGGGGTCAAAATACTGATTACGCTCGATATCCAGGCCGAAACTCTCCGACAATAACCGCGCAATCGAATCAAGGCCGTTTTCGGGCTTAGATGCGTAATTAATGACTTCACATACGCCATACGCGAATATCATCTCTGCGACCATTTCGGGATCCGCGCCTCTGCGGACAAAATCCTCGAACAACGCGTCCAGGCGTTCTTTTCCTTCGATATGACTGGGATTGCGTCTGTATTTGTTTAAGTTTACTAATTTTAAATCTGTCATACCGACAGTATAGCCGATTATTCTATTTCGTCGTAGGTTTCCGACAGGAAGACAGGTTGATCTTTGCCGATATACGCGCAAAGTACGTTAAAATCCAGGTACTCGATTGCTTCTTCGCTCGTCATACCGTCGCGCTCGACCAATATTTCAACACACTTTTCAACCGAATAGATCAGACGTTCTTCCGATACAACCATATCGTAGGTCTGTCCTATAATTGCTTTGTCGAAACCGTCTGCTTTTAACATATCAATAAGGGTGAGGTACTTCGTTGCTGACTGTACCTCGAGCCATTTGTTTACCTTCTTACGGAGAAAGAGTGCAACTGCATATCTATTATTTTATAGAAGCCGTATGTAGTGCTTCTCTCGAGTCGTCGGGTTGCGTCAATACCTTTACGTATTTCTTGTAACGCTTCCCTCGTTTAACTTCGTAGACTGTTTGCCACGTGTACTTATTCACCATCTTCATTTTTAAGTACCACCAAGTTAGGATTCTCTTTGATAAAGTTCAGACTGTCCAAAACGTATTCTTTGTTGTCTGCACTTAGTTTTTTAAAATTCGATACGATCTGTTCGATCAGGGCTTCTTCATTCATATCTCCCCCATATTCTTTACGTAAATTATACTGCATCTAGTGTCTCCCCGCTCTTTTATATACCTTGTCGTATAGTTCATCCCACCTGGCTTTTGCAGTCTTAGGATCCAAGTCTTTCTCAGGAAAGTATTGTATCTCTCCATTTTTGTCTTTTGTATAATTGACAACGGACCCGTCTTTTAAAGTTAGTTTAAATTTTTTTGCCACTTTCACACTCCAATATATCTTGATGTATTTCTCGTCTGACAAGAACCTTAACATCTTTATCTAATTTAGTTCTGACTTTTATATCCGATACTTTCGGCGTCCAAGTCTTCCAATTGTTTGCTTCATGTATGACCGCATCTTGATAACCGTACTCGACAGGTTCCGTATGATGCTCAGTTATTATGTAGAAGGTGTTCATTTATCTCTCTCCACTATCTTTTTTAAAATCTAAAAAAGCTCTCGTTGCAATATTTTTACCTTTTGCTCTTGCTATCCCAAAATACCGTTTTCTTCTTATATGTTTCAAATCTTTCCTACGTTCAATTTGCTCTGATACGCTTTCCATTGTTTCTTGTCTGTGGTTTTGTCTGTTGAAACCACCTCGATAGACAGAATTTTTTTTGCCTCGGTGCGGTGTGGTAGGAGACGGTTTATCTACTCCGCCATACATATTATGTTTAGCCAAACATATCCTACAAACTTCCGTTCCATCAGGTAGTTGTTTATAGACTGTTTTTTTACATTTTGGTGTCTGACATTTTTTTGGTTTGAAACGAGCATTTTTGTAACTTTCTGTAATTTTTTTTTGTCTTTTTTTTCTGGCTATTGCAGAACACTCATCCGAACAATATTTTACACTTTTGTGCTTGGCACTTCTGTAACGATTCTGCTTCTGTTTATATATTGACCTGAAAATTTTATTGCAAACAGGACAAGATTTACTTTCATTCATATCTTTTTCATTCAAAATCATCCCGCAACATTTCTTCAGCTTGTTCCTGACGACCCGCCAGAGTTTCTTCAATATTAACCTCCAGGTTATCTATTTTCTTTAAAACCTTCTGATTATGATCTGCGGGTACGTAAGTCTTAATTAAATATCTAACTTCAGACAATATGTGATCATATCCGTCGTATGTGTAGTATCTATTTTTACTCATCACACTCGCACCCTTCGTCACGTCTTACGTCTCTGATATTTTCAAGTACGAAACCTAATCCATCTATTTCGCTTGGCGCGCAGTCTAGGGCCATTTGAGTAAAGAACCTCAAACCAGCGTGTGCAATCATCGCCGTACCCAAAGGTTCCGCTTTTTCAATTGCATCACATATTTCAAGATGAAACTCGCGGTATAATTTTTCTTCGTCTATTTTTGGCTTTGCCATATCTTTCTCCTAAGTAATTTACAGATAGTATATATATTTTCTTTACGCGTGCAAGTTTTTTGTTTATGATTGTATAAATTAATTGGAGAAAAAAATGAGTGAACTAAATAATCTAATCAACGAAACCCTGTCTGAAGAAGCAAAGGACCAAATCGGTATAGTCCAACCAGACCATATAAATGAACTGTTTGTAGACCTACAATCTATCAATAGAATGTCTGAGGCTATGATGTATATACTGCATCATCATCCCCACGTATTTGAATTGGCTTACAAGGAGGTCTTAAAAGATGACAATAGGTAAACCCATTCGTTGCTACCCTCTAAAGAAGAAGGACGGTAAGTTTGTGTACTTGCCTTACGACAAGACTGAGTTTGATATTACGTTTGTCGGCGACGATACAGAAATCAAAGCGGTCCAGGAGTATTGGCAAGCCATACAAAAACCCCAATACAACCCACGCGAAACAGTCAGTCAAAACCTTATGCGTATCAAAAACGATATAGGCTATTGGCCTGAACCTTTTTACAACGACAACGTGGTGCAGACCACCCTGTTAGAATACGAAGAAGATTCACCCTTTATAGATATGTTCAAGAAGCAAGCCGCTTTTGAGAAACGACAAAAGGAAGAAGATACTAAACGAGTTTACAGACCTAAGACTTGGGATGTGGATGATGACATACCTTTTTAATTGGAGAAAAAAATGAAAGCAATACCTGAACTAGAACAATATGAACCAACCCAGAAAGGCGACGCACTTGTTGTCTTTGATATACCCAACGAACTTTACCACTCTGACGTGGGTAAGAGTTCCAGCTTCTTTCGTAAGTTTGGTGAAAGCCAAATACACGCGCTTGAAGTAGAACAAGAAACGACCAAAGCTATGGAGTTCGGTACTGCCGCTCACTATATGCTAGTGGAGGGCGACGAAGCCTTTCATAATAATGTAGGCGTAATCTTTGGATCCCCGTATACAAAAGCCAATAAAGAAATGAAACAAGAGTTTATTGACAGAGGCTTAGTCGTTATCAACGAAGCTGATATGCACGCGATCAATCAAATGGATGCTTATATGATTGAAGAAGGCAAGATGTATTTAGACGGAGACGGCAAGATACCCGAGGCATCTTTCTATTGGTTTGAAGACGACGTGCTTTGTAAGTGCAGACCAGACATCATCTGTAAACCGCAAGGCCCCCATCAAGATTACGAGATAGTCGTGGTTGATTACAAAACCACCTACTCTTGCAGTCCTGAGTCGTTCAAAGAATCTGTATTGAAATACGGATACGCAGAACAAGCCGCTTGGTACAGAAGGGGTATGGAAGCTGCGGGATACAAAGTCAAAGAGTTTGTCTTTGTCGCGCAAGAAAAGAAACAACCCTACGCCAGTAAAGTATTCAAAATAACCAACGAACAAATGGACGTGGCTTGGTTGACTATGGAGAAGCATCTACACGCTTATATGCGACACTTGAAAGGTGAGAAGCCAACCGTATACAACAGCCCTAATGTAGTAACTTTGGAGTTAGATGATGAGTAAAGATAAGAACACGTTACATTCTGCCTTTTATAAAATGATGGATTTCTTTTTAGGCGCCAAGACAAAAGGACCTATGCACAAAGCCGTTTTTAACTTAGCAGATAGAAAATTATTAGGTTTTAATTTTCCTACTGGAGAGCAATCGTTAGCGGAAGAAAAAAAGTTGTTTGAAACTTATGGTCCAAGTTGGATAGGTCGTTTAGAAAAAGGTTTGATACAACCAGGTGAAATGCCAAATAACGAATCTTGGGATTTTTATTACAGCCAACATTGCCTTGGGCAGTATGATTATTGGCAAGACGCTTTGAAAATGCAATTTGAAGCTCAGACTTTACATAAATACTTACCAAAAAAAACCTCTCTTCTAGATTTTTTTTCCGATGTTCAACTCAGGATGCCACATGAAAATACTCTATTAATTCAACAATACGACAATAACCGTGTGATATTTGTGCATGTCATGGAAGAAAATGCAAAAACTTTTAAAAAACAAAGAATAGCACCACAAACAACATTAAGCAGATTTCATAAAGATCACCCAAATCAAATTTTTAGGTCTTGGAATCTGGGTAGAAAAGACACGGTATATACGGCATGTTTAAGCGTTTACACAAATATTAATGATCAGGAAATCTTGAGTAAGCATGAATTTGATCCTTTAGATATACATGCAATCACTAGACCTATATGTTTCAGTTTGCCTGTGTCGTTTAGTTTTCCTGCGGGATACTCTTTAACAAAAACTTGTGAGCATATAAAACCCCTAGTCTCTTCACTTACAAAAGGAGCCAACGACACACGACTTGTTTACGAAGATTATAGTTACTTTCATCCTTTATTTTTTCCAGAGTTTCCGTTTATTAAAGGTAAAAAATTAATTACTAATAAAAAAGAATTTTCAGATGGTTTTTTTCAAAAAATAAATTCGCAAATAAATACGTTAAAGGACGGCATACTTATGTGTCATGAATTAATTTTTTCAGCTATGAGTCACATGAGTATTTATGGACATCCAGACTTCAAAGCTTTTTGTGTACGTCAATTAAAAAAAGAAGGATTGACGCCTATGCAGTTAAGCTACCATGAAGGCAAACCTTTTAACAGGTTGACTCAAAAACCCAAGTACGAACACTATCTTTTGGATCTGACTATACCCGCAGAAAGCGACGATCATACAGATGGTAAATCTGGCAAGAAAAGATATCATCTCGTACGGGGCCACATGATGAGAACAAGAGAGGGTGGCTTCACTTGGAGAAAGTCTCATTGGCGCGGCAACAGAAAGCTTGGCGTTATTACAAAAGACTACAATATAAAAATAGATAAGCGCATCAGAAAAGAAGCGCAAGCAAGCTAATGGCCAAGATTAATTCCAGAAACAAAGGCGCTCAGTTTGAGAGAGACGTTGTACGTATACTCAATAACTTCTTTTTAGAAGAAGGTATAGACTTTCAAACTAAGCGCAACCTGGATCAATATCAACAACGAGATCTTTGCGATCTGCAAATACCCAACCACGCGATAGAGTGTAAGTTCTACAAAGAAGGCGATTGGGTAAAGCCTGAATGGTGGCGACAAGTATGTGCAAGTTGCGAAGACAACATCCCCGTACTTATCTACAAATACAACCGCAAACCGATACGAGTTTGCATACCTCTGTACGCGATCAATCCTGATTGGGTACGCGACAACCAAGCTATAGCCGTTATGACTATGGACGATTGGTTATCTATCTTAAAAACGAATTGGGATTTATACGGAAAGTGCTAGGTTGAGCTTGGCTCTAACGACTCCTAGCGTAGCCGAACGATTACAGTGAGGGCTTGTTTAGGGGAGCTGCCTCACCTGGAGAAGCATCGTTTGATTCATCCATGCTTGGTGGTAAGTCTACCGCCTTTGGAGCAGACTCAGTCTTCAACGGCAAGAACGATTTGATTTCGTTGCTTGGACCGTATTCACCAGTCTGATCTTCAACAATGACGACTCTCGCTTCAAAAGTTTTGTTTTGAAACTCCCAAGCAGTCTTGGGAACTTCTTTGAAACCAACGGCTTTTGCTAAACGAGCAAAGTCGTTATTAGCGTAGCCTCTGATTTCTTCTTGCTTTTGTTTATCGTCATTTACATACCAGAGGTTAAAGTTTTTCCTTAACCTCCACCCAGCGTAGTTATCACCCGTTACTTCGGCTTCTAACTTCAAGTAATCGTTACCAGCCGCAGATGTTGTCTTTTCGCAAGACAATATTACGACAGGGTAATCACCCTCTGGAATTGCAGAGCTACTCTCTGCGGCATCCAAGTCTATATCCAATCCTTCAAAGTCACTCATGCTGCACCTCCTGCAAATCCGAGTTTGTTTATTACACTAGCCAGATCGGGTGACTCAAACCCGTCTAACTTACCTGAACGATCCTTGGCTATATAGTTCTGACCAATTCTCGTTTGCAACCATCTTGTAGTGACGGTCTTACCTTCTTCATTTTCTTCGTCAAACGTACGAAGAACCAATACTTCATCAAAGAAGTAAGGTATCTGCGTAGGAAGTTTGGCGCCAACCATCATCGGTTGGTAATGATAGGCACCTGTCTGCTCGTCACGTTCTCTGCTTTGTTTAGCAATGAATATAACGTGGACAGGTAAATCCCTGAACCTACGCATCGTTTTAATCATCACTTCGATGACCTCTCCGTACGCACGTCTAGGATCTTTGCTTTTGGCCTTTTCTTGCGAAAGCAAGATTTCAGCCATTTCCGTAACACTATCAAGACAAACGGTGTCGTATTGTAGTGTTCCGTTCTCAAGTAGTTGAGCTATCTCTTCTATCTCAGAAGCTTCCTTAACCTCGATTGCATCAAGATCAGGGGCATCCTTAATAGAGAGAAGACCACTCTCCATACTAACGACTAATGTTTTACCAGGAGCCGTTTGACAAAGAGTTGTTTTACCCGCACCACTTTCGCCATACACTAAAAGTTTGGCGCCTTGCGACTCAACTAAATCGCTCGGAGACTTGATGCGTTCCTGAATACTAATGTTCATATTTTTCTCCAGTTGTTAATGTAAATGTTTTCAGTTACAATCACACGAAAACATAATTACACATATAGTATACATGAACAAAGCAAAAATCAATAAGAATCAATGGAAGATTAATTACTTCCATAGGCAACAACAATTGGTAGAGAGAGAACTGATGGATTTATACAGTCAGGGACTTGAACCAGCATATAAGGAGCGTGAAGTGGAACGAGTGAGTTTAAGTAAATACATAGAGTTTGTAGGGATCGAAGCTGCTGCAAAGTTATTCGATTGTTCTACACATACAGTCAAGGCTTGGAGATATGGCAACAGACAGCCATCAACGGATCAGGCCAAAAAGATTATTGTGGCAACTGAAGGTAAGTTAGATTTCTTTTCCATCTATGGTCCTATAGATAGCGAAAAAGAAGATACAAGTGAAACGGTTGAGTAGTGTTAAACGTCAAAGCGTCCGCGCAGGATTCTGCGTTGGAACTCGCTCTTGCGTATGCGGAAAGTGGCTACAGCCCTGTTCCCTTACTACGCCATAATAAAGTTCCGCCAAAAGAATTAGGCGGATGGCAAAAGTTTAAAGAACGACAACCGACGACAGAAGAAATAACAAGATGGTTTCAAGGCCGTGATGACCTTGTCGTAGCTCTGATATGTGGCAAGTTCATTGTTGTTGATGCCGATACACCAGAGGCAGTCAACTGGGCAGAAACCAATTTACCAAACACACCATGTAAAGTGGCAACGGGTAAGGGTATGCACTACTACTACAATAACCCTGAAAACTTTACGACTTATGTTGCAAGAAGAACCGATACTTCAGATCCCGCAAAACTTATAGATATAAGAGGAGAGGGCGGTCTTATCATTGCACCCTATAATATTCACGCGACAGGTGCGATATACGAGCCTAAGTTTATAGAGGAGTGGGATTGGCATGATACGAATGATCTGCCTGATCTGACCAAAGAACATTGGGTGATGATTACAGGTGTTGATAAGGTCAATACCAAAAGCATATCGCAACCTTTTGAACTGACGGGTGTAGTACAAGGCAGTCGTAACGATAACGCGGCAAGACTGGCTGGCAATCTAATAGCCAAAGGTGTGACTATAGAGATGGTGGAGTTTTTTGTTCAATCTTGGAATCAACAAAACAAGCCACCTTTACCTAGATCGGAGATATCAACTACAGTAAACTCTATACAAAAGACACACGATAGAAAGAACCAACAAGCGCCAGCTTTCATTCAACGCACCTACAACGTGAAAGAACCAATAGATCTCTACGAACCACCAGGCATACTCAAAGATGTATACGAGTATTCTGAGGAGATAGCGCAGATACAACAACCCGCTCTATCTTTACAAACCTCGTTAGCTTTAGGGTCTGTTGCACTTGGTCGTATATATAAAACAGATATGAACAATTTTTCGTCTTTGTTCTTTATGTGTATTGCCAAATCAGGACAAGGTAAAGAAAACGTCAAAACGGTAATAGAAACCATATTAGAAGGAGCTGGGTTTGAAGATTTAATGGCGGGTGACGGTTATACGTCTAGTGGCGCGGTATACAGTTTACTGCGTCACAAACCAACACACGTTACCGTTATGGATGAATTTGGTAAAAGGTTAGAGTCTATATCTAAATCAACCAATTCAAACAAGGAAGACGCTATACAGGTGCTTATGGAAGCTTGGGGACGTTGTCACGGCACGTTAAGGCCAGATAACTACTCTATGATGACCTTTACCCAAAAACAGCAACAGGAAGCCTTAGATCGCCATACGATCAAACCAGCGATCACGTTGATTGGTATGTCTGTACCTAGAAACTTTTACGGTGCTTTATCAACAGGACGTATCGTTGATGGATTTTTGAACAGGTTTATCGTTGTTGAATCTAAG